GAAACGATGCAAGTAATAACAGATTTTCTATGCGAGGCATGGCGAACTCTGACAGACTCATTCGCTATTAAAGCCTTGCTTGCGGTTGTGGCAGAGGTTGGCATATATATGCTAGGGCTCAAACATGTGCAAGTACTAGGGATATTCATTATACTGGTATTCCTAGACCTTATAACACGCTGGGCGGCAATTAGCTATCAAATGCTTATTGATATGGGGGCGAACCCAGAGAATATAAGCGGGTATGATAAATATATAGCCATTCCTGGAGCATGGGGGAAAGGATTAATCTCATCTAAGCATATGCGAAAGCCCTTTATTACAAAGGTGCTAACATATTGCTTAGCAACGGCTGGGGCGTGGTGTTTTGATTTTATGAGTGGTCAATATGCTTTTGCAGTCAATCTAGTTTGGCTATATCTTGGCTCAGTTGAGTTTCTAAGTATCCTCGAGAATATGAGGGACGGCGGAAATAGCACAATCGCAGGGCTTTTGGATGTAGTGCATTCTAAGATTGACATGATTTTAAAGAAATAAAGGTTTGTAAGCCACGCTTACATTGTGTGGCGTGGCTTTTATGTTTGAATTTTAAAAATAACGATAAAAGCACTATGAAATTATCGTTAAAAGCAGAGATCGAGGTGTATATAATGAAAATTGGCGAATATTTCGATGATTATGAGTTCGCTTGCAGTTGCCATAGGCATGAAGTCGATGAGAATGGACATAATAAATTGGACCATATCATTGACAAAAGACTGGTCGACTTGCTTGACAGAATTCGTGAACGTTTAGGTGTTCCTTTGTACATTAATAGTGGGTATCGTTGCCCTGAACATAATGCAGAAGTAGGCGGTGCGTCTAATTCTCAACATGTATTAGGGACAGCGGCCGACATCACATACGATGGCATTGACGTTGATTACTTGGCGTCTATTGCCGAAGAATGTGGGGCCGACGGAATTGGTTGCTATTACTATCAGGACTTCGTGCATGTTGATGTTAGGGGCTATGCAGCACGTTGGAATGATTTGGATTAAAGGGGGTTATTATGTATGCAAAAATTAAGACATACCTCGAAACGCTTAAATCTAAGGTTACTATGCAGCGCCTTATTATTGGTGTTATTTGCGTGCTGTTCCTCTATGGCGTTGGCAGCCTCGCAAGTGGATATTTCACAGCCAGAGCCAACTATCAGCGTGCCATTGAGCGATTGGAACAAGCTCAAGGAGCACTTGAGGACAGCCGACGCCTCAATCGAGAACTCAACAAACTCATTGAAACAAGCCGACAGCTTAACAATGACGCAGGCGACAGAATTAAAAGAATTGAGGGTTATCAACAGCGAGAGGGCGAAAGCCTTAACCGAATTGAGAGCAATCAACGAGAAACAGGGGCAAGAGTTAGCGAAAGCCTCGAACAAAATAACAGAGCAAGAGCAGAGCTTAATTCTAGCCGCGAACTCATTAGGCGAATTGAAGAACGAAATCAAGAACAATAGACGAACAGAGCAACGCTTGCGGCGTCAACGTGATACATGGGCCGCTGGTGGTGTGATTGGTTTTCTAATTGGTGCAGCTGGCGCTATTCGATGAAATCGAGGTGATCCAATTATCTCCTGATCATGAGCAGGTGGACTCATGGTAGTATAGTTTTGATAAAATGCAGAAGAGCCTACTAACTTAGATAATATCTAGGTTGGTAGGCTCTATTTTTGTTTGTAAAAGTATAAATAAGTGCTTGATTTTATACCCTATATAGGGTATAATAAAGGTGTAGAAAGGAGGTGATAAATATGGACATAATAAAAGAGCTAACAAGCTTAGTAAATGAGTTAACGCTACTGACACTAGCAATCATCATTTTAAAACTTGTTAGCAAAGAGTAAAAAGCAGGCGGGTGAAAGCCCCGCCACCTTCTCAACATCATTGTAAATCAACGAGGTGAATTATGCAATATTTAGAATGGCTGATTAATATAGTAACCATTATTATTTTGATATTAGCAATTAAACGTTTAGTTAGAAGGTGATGAAATTGAAATTTGAACTAGATGATATTATGACAACACAGGAGGCTGCAGAGCGGTGGAATGTTACTGCTGATTCATTAAAACAGAATTGTAGAGGTCGTGTAAAGAATGGTTTTAAGGAAGGCGAGTTTAAGAAGTCTGGAAAAATGTGGCTTGTAACTCGTCAAGGTATGGAACGGTTATACGGAAAAGAATCCGCTTTAAGTAGTGTAATAAAAAGCGTGTCAGACGAACATTAGACCTCTAAATCTCTGCAAAATTTGTAACGGTTGCTCAACTGTTGCTCAACTTTTGTCGTACTAAAACGCAAATGATTGTTGAATTATCAATGTTTTTATAATATAATTCATATGTAAGGGATATATAGAATTTCATTTAAAGAACCCAGTAAGCATCGATGCCTACTGGGTTCTTTGTTTTTATAAATCGGCTAAAATTCTTTAAAATTTAATCAGTTGCTCAACCGTTGCTCAACCTTCATGCCTTTTGATAACATCCTTCACAGATAATATCGCCTCGCCATGCGGTATTTGGTTAACAACGGATATCAATTCATCGACGTCTCTATGAATATACACCTGATTCGTAACATCTTTATGCGAATGTCCCATTAGCGTTTTTGTCATAGCATCGGACGTGCCTATCTGTGTAAGAAGAGTGGCGAATGTATGTCTCCCGTCATGGGGCAAATGCCCTGGTACTTTCATTTTTAAATACCGGCTGAGTGCCATTTGTATGTTTTTAGGCGTGGATGTCGGAAGCATATACTCTCCGTGCTCGAATCGACTCGCGCTGTACCATTTTCTTATAAATGGCATAATACAATTGGCTATCGGTATGATGCGGTTTTTACTCGCATCCGTTTTAATACCGCCAATCATATAGCGTTCCTTTATATGCACATCAGCAAATTTTATTGACTTAATTTCGCCAGGTCGCATGCCTGTGTATATTAAGCATAACATGATTCTTGCATATTCATCTGTATTCGATAATTGCCATAAATCATAAATCTCTGCCGGTAAAAATGGCTTATGTAAAGTTGACTTTTCTTTTGCGGGCAACGTGACTAGGCTAGCGTAGTTTTTGTCAACAATGTCATTTCGTATGGCTGCCAGAAAACATCCGTTCATGGCTGTTTTAATCTGTGCTAACGCAGGCCCGCTCATGTGGCTATGATCATCAATAATTGCTTGTAGATGGGCTAATCTAATATTTTTAATGGGGATATTCATAAGATGTAGCATTTTCTTTTTATTGTGAGGGTAACCGCCTTTGTCTAGTTGTATCCCTTTGCGCATCTTATCTTCAATCATCCATTCCCAACATTGGCCAAAGGTTGTATCCTTGGTCTCGTATTGCGGGGCGTTAGCGTCATAAGCAGATAGTGCATTATATGCTTCCTTTTGCGTTGTAAAGGTGCCTATCGATTTTCGCAAGGGTTTACCCTCGGAGTCATATCCAAGGGTCACCACGGCTCTATATGGGCGCCGTAGAGGCTTATGTTTCATCTTATATACGGTTCCAGTACCATTGGCTCGTTTCATGGCCATAATTACATACCTCCTATAACTAAGCCCCTATCTGAGTAGTATCGGATAGGGGCTTTACGTTTATTAATCATTTGTCTTATAGACTAATTTATTTTCTTTATCCATAAGTTCTGCTAATTTATCAGTGGTAATAGGTATTTCAATTTTATCGCCATTTCCATTAATAAATTTAATAGTATACGGTGGGTTCATAATTATTTGTTTAGGTATTGCATAGTAGACAAGGGCATAGCTATGCGGCATCATAGCATAGATTTTGGTATCCATCGCTACTGGGATTATATACTGATTGTCCTTTTCTATAAGTAATCGTTGTGATGGTAGTTGAGGCATTACCGTGCCCGCTAATGGATTCTTTAGATGAAGTGCATATGTAGCTATGTATACATAATCATTACTGTTTAGTATGGCTTTCTTAAAAGATTCGTCTGGAAAAATCAGACGATCGTCTTTGGAATATGATACATATTTAGTGATTGTAGCTGGGGTAATTAATACCGCGGCGCCACCAGCTCCACTCCGAAGTTCAACTCCATAATTAATTGGGCTTTCAAGTTTACGATCAGTTTTATAATTTTGCCCGGTGCTCCAGATTTTATCATACGTTTCTGGGGTTACATCAATAAATTGTGCAAATGAAGAACTAGCAACTGTTGCAAATAATGCCGCGATAGATAAAATTTTATAGAATTTCATTGTTTATCTCCCTTATTAATCTCCCTTATTAATCTCTTACAAAGTCACATTGTACATAACATCCTTACCAATCAGGTATAAGTCATCTGTATTCTCGTAACTAAATATGATGTCCCGAAATGCCATATCCGAGCTATCAGGTTTAAATACAAATTCTTTATGTTGTTTATCATTGTAGAATCTTTTAACTGTATAATCCCCTCCATTCTTAATAACTACAATATCTCCGTCATGGATATCTGGCAGTTCTATATTTCTTAATACGGCGATAATAGCGCCGTTTTGGATAACGTTGTTCATGCTTTCACCGTTAACCGGCATAAGTATAATATTCTTATTGCCTGCGTAACGACCCAACATGAAGTCTGGGATAGATATAGTAGGCATGAAGTTAATGGCGTCTATCGTGGTTAACGCGCCCGCTGATACAGATGCAGGTACGTATTTGTAATTGTTGAGGTGAACCATATCTATAAACGCATCAGATTCTGCGTCAAAACGGCTGGCTGATTCGAACTGTTCAAATCTGTCTGAATCGCCATTAAACACGCTCGGGATATATTCATCATACATGTCGTTATCCTTATAAAACTGGGATAAACTTTTACCATATACATCGCATAATTTTTTGAGTAAAAACAAATTAATGGGCTCTATCTCTGCCTCATAATCCTCAAGGTCTTTCTTGGGGATTTTTGTTATTTTTGACAGGTCCGAAAGGGATAAACCTGAGTTAACTCTTTCATTGATTAGCGCCCCCGGGATGCGGTCATCGGCTATCAAGTCCGAATCTGTTAGGTAATCAACAGTAACATCATAACGTTCCGCGATGCGCTTTAGCAAATCCAAAGGAATTTGTCTCTTTTCAGATTCATAATTACTTAATGTATTTTGAGCAACACCTAAGTCTTCGGCGAACTGTAGTTGACTAAGCCCTAACATGTGGCGTAATTGTCTTAATTTCATAAGTATTCCTCCTTAAAAGTCTCCCTGCTTACACAATATCACATATAGCGATATTTTTCAAATATATTGTTGACGATAATCTCAAATTGAGATATACTAATATCACAAATTGAGATATTTTAGATGTAAAGGGAGGTGATTGGATGAGACAGTACTTGATTGATGCCAGAAATAAAAAAGGGCTCACCCAGGTTGAGGCGGCAAGTAAGCTTTTTATGTCTCAAAATTATTTATCAAATTTAGAGACTGGCAAAAGACAGAAAAGCCTTAGCGTGGCAACTTTAAAGGCGTTCTCAAAAGTTTATCAGATTCCGTTGGCTGATTTAATCGCATCAGAATCTGCATATGGAAATACCTAATAGGTAACGAAATTAAAAGAAACGAGGACAGCAAATGACAGATATGGAAATTCTGTATAACGCCTATCGTGATAGCGGGTTACAGACCAACGAGGAAATGGAAAATTTACTCGGATGGCCGAACGGTAAGATTAGAACCATGAAAGCCCGGCTAAAGGCAAGAGGACTTATCGACTATGAATTCGGTAAGCCTGTTACAATTTTAAAGCCGTATCGAGAAGATGTGGAAAAACCAGAAAGCTTCAAAGCAGCTATATACCGAGAGATGCTAGAAGTTTACATGGATGATTTCCGTAATCAAGATACTTTTAAAGATCGTTTACAAGTAGGCCAAGAAATCAGAATGATTTTAAAAGCTATATGAAAGGAGGTTAATAAATGATTAGAAAAGTGATTTCGGTCGCTCAAATGTCGACTGTGCTCGGTGTTAGCCTAACAGCTATCCGAGAGGGCATCGCAAGAGATAGATTTCCATTTGCCTACGCCTGGCAGTCACCAGGTAAGAAATCCCGTAGCTTTGTCATCGATAAAGAGGGGTTTAGAACCTTCCTTGTCCATTCGCTAGGCTGGGATGTGAAAGTAGTTGATGCGGAGTTTAAATCCGCTGGAATTCATTAGGAGGAATTAATCATGACATGGATTGATGCAGGAATGCATTTGAGTTTAGCTGCAGCAGCAGTAGCATCTATTTTATCAATGATGATGTTATAGGAGAAATGTAATTATGAAAGCTATTCCGGTAAACAAAACAGCATTGGCTGCACATTTAAAAGCAATCGAATCAGATCGAATTTTAAATCATATCGATAGCAATATCATGGATGCGGCATATGAGCTGCAAAATTTTATGTGTGATTACGATGAATCTGAAATCCGTATTATCGTCACTACAGATGGTATTACGGCCGAAAGAATTGAAGAGGAGGACGAGTATTAATGGGCTATATGTTAATTGGCACGTTTTTGGTAGCGGGCTCTATGGGGGCCTTAGAGCTTGACCAAATAGGATATGTACAGTTCTGTGTGCAGGCTCTCATCGGTTTGGCCATATCCATGTATGGTTACAAAAAGGATATGGATGAAGTTGATGCTGAAGACCGCGAAGATGTCGAGTACATTCCGCAAGTAAGAAAATGCGGCGAATACTGTCGCAATCCATATTACAACTAAATACATATAAGGAGGTGATTAAATTGCGAAATTGTAGTACCTGTCCAAAGCGAGATTATTGCATTCCTGATGAATGCGAGGATTTGGGCATAAAAAATGAGCCTGATGATGCGGCAACATCAACAAGCTCAAATTAGAAAAATATCCATTTAAAGTATACCACAGAAAGGACATATTATGGAATTCTTATTAGTTACTTACGATACTAGCGATTATTACTGGCCAAATAATACGCCAGCTCATGACTATGATGAATTTTGGTTTAGATATTACGAATCCGATACAAACGTTCCAATCGATAATATTGGTGTTGGTGATTGGGTGGTTGTTAAATCAAGAAACGGCTTAGGCATTGCTCGTGTTTTGAAAAAGGCAAAAGACCTTGATACTGTTCGGATGCAAGGCTTCAAAGGAAATGTAGTTAAACAGGTCATTGCAGTTATCGATACTTCTAAATGCGATAAACGTGAAAGCGATCGAGCTAAATTGGAGGACATAGAAAAGAAACTCGAACAAAAGGCTAAGAACGCTGAGCGCTTGACCATGTATCGGTTACTTGCAAAAGATAATCCGGAATTCTCAGCGTTACTTACTGAGTATGAATCTGTAAAGGCGTCTGTCGATGAATTATAACGCTTTCATCAACTCAAAGTCTAAAATGTCGGAATCTCATGGATTTGATATTGATACAGGTATGCTAAACAAACACCTATTTGATTTTCAACGAGATATCGTTAAGTGGGCCTTGGCAAAAGGTAAAGCTGCCATATTCGCAGATTGTGGATTAGGTAAAACTTTAATGCAGCTGTCCTGGGCGTATGAGATTTATCTACATACAGGTGGATCAGTACTCATATTAGCACCGCTAGCTGTGGCCGCTCAAACACAGTCCGAGGGTGAACGTTTCGATATTCCTGTGACTATATGCGAATCCGATGATGACATTGTACCAGGCGTTAATATTACGAATTACGAAAAATTGGGCCGATTTAATACCGATAATTTGATAGGTGTCGTGCTTGATGAATCAAGTATCCTAAAGTCGTTTACTGGTAAAGTACGTACGGATTTAATAAATCGATTCAGTAATACACCATATCGGCTGGCGTGTACAGCAACACCTGCTCCAAATGACTATATGGAGCTTGGCAATCATGCGGAGTTCCTCGGTATTATGAGCCGTAATGAGATGCTATCCATGTATTTCACGCACGATGGTAGTGATACCGCTAAATGGCGATTAAAAGGCCATGCAGAGAATACCTTTTGGGAGTGGATGGCGTCATGGGCAGTAGTGCTAGATAATCCGGCATCCCTGGGTTATGAAGATGATGGTTACGAATTGCCTGATTTACACGTACATGAAATTGTTGTTGATAAAACAGGTGAGGATGTCCCTACTTTATCCTTACTGGAACGCCGCAGGGCTCGCAAAGCATCTCTTGAATCAAGATGTAGAGCAGCAGCTGATTTAGTCAATGCATCTAATGAGCAATGGCTAGTGTGGTGCGACCTTAATGATGAATCGACCACTTTGAAAGAAATGATTGATCTCGCAGAGGATGTCAAAGGTAGTGATAAGGCAACTCGAAAGCAAGGCATGATGTTAGGTTTTGGTTCTGGATTCCTAAAATGTTTGGTAACAAAGCCAAGTATCGCAGGATTCGGAATGAACTGGCAAAACTGCCACAATATGATATTTGTCGGGCTATCCGATAGTTATGAACAGTATTATCAAGCACTTCGCCGATGCTGGCGATTTGGCCAGAAGCATGAGGTGAACGCATATATCGTAATCTCCGAAAAGGAGGGCGCGGTTAAAGCAAACATCGAACGTAAGGAAGCGGATGCTATAAAAATGAGGGACGCTATGATTGCGCTTACTCGTGACGCTGTTCGTACTGAATTATCTAAAACTAGACGGGAATCAACGGAATACAATCCATGTGTGCCGATGGTGTTACCTAACTGGGCAGAAATGAGGGCTGTTATATGACTAAAATTTACGTAAGCCATCCATTCGGAGGGCTGGCTAAAAACAAAAAGAATGCTGACTCTGTATTAAAGTGGCTGCAGGACGATATGGGTGTATTTCCGATAAAGGAACCTTTTGGCAGTGATACGCATAATATATTCCTATCACCTATACATATGTTTGGGCATTTATATAACAAGGTTGATTATGATACCGGCATAGGCTGGTGTATTGACCTTCTAAGTGGTTGCGATGCAATCGTACTGTGCAACGGATGGGAGAACTCAACCGGGTGCAATTTGGAGCTAGCTTATGCTAAGGATCATAACATAAGAGTCCTCCACATCAATGAATTAAAAGCAGCTAAATCAATTAGATTAGCCGTTGATGCAGGCATGAATAAAGGAGTAGCCGCTTTTTTTGGATTTGCAATGCTGCATACGCTAAATAAGAAAGCAAAGGAGGACCTACAACGTGAACGTGCTAAATCAGTTAATTGAGTCCCGATTTGCAATTTATAACGGCGACTCAGTAGAAGTGCTGAAAGGGCTACCTGATGATAGCGTTCATTACTCTATATTTAGCCCTCCATTTAGTAGCTTGTATGTTTACTCTAATTCTGATAGGGATATGGGCAACTCATCTACTGATAGCGAGTTTTGGCAGCACTTCAAGTATTTAATTACTGAATTACATCGTGTAATAATGCCAGGGCGATTAGTATCGGTCCATTGTATGGATTTACCACTCACGAAATCCAGGGACGGTGTTATTGGAATGAAAGACTTTCCTGGTGACATTATTCGAGCCTTTCAGGATGCTGGATTCGTGATGCATTCCCGAGTCACGATTTGGAAAGACCCTCTCATTGAGGCTACTCGGACAAAGGCTCTAGGGCTTTTACATAAGCAAATTGTAAAAGATTCTGCCATGTGCCGTATGGGGGCGCCTGATTACATCGTAACGTTGCGTAAACCTGGCGACAATCCGGAGCCCATCGCGCATCCGGAAGGATTTACCCAGTTTTTCGGTCAAGAGGAACCTGAGGGTATTAAAGGAATTGAAAGGCCCGCGCCCGATCCAGTTTTGTTTGATAAAAAGCAAAAATACAATACGGAGCCTATATATAGCCATCAAGTATGGCGCCGATATGCTAATCCTGTATGGGCTGATATCCGCCAAACGCATACGCTGAATTATAAAGCAGCTCGTGACAATAAGGACGAACGTCATATTTGCCCGCTGCAGCTAGATACTGTGGCTCGATGCATAGAGTTGTGGAGTAATCCAAATGATATCGTACTTGATCCATTTGCTGGTATTGGTACGGTCCCAGTTATGGCACTTCGTATGGGCCGTAGGGCTTTAGGTTTTGAGTTAAAAGAATCGTATTACAACCAATCAATTATTAATATTCAGGAGGAGTTAAAGAATGATTAAAGTTGAAGTTCAAGGAGTTAATGTACTAGATGTATATAATCAGCTAAAAGCTGTGTTAAATCAATTCAAAAGTTTTGTAGATAGCGATAGAGCAATGGATGATAAAGCCCCTGGCATAGTGGACACAGTAGTATCTACCGTAGCGACACCGTCCGTGTGCGTATCTAATCTTACACCACAAGATACAAATCAAGGTGTACCTACTACAACAGTAGCTGTGCAACCAAACTCCATATCCATGACGGCACCTAATGCAGCTGTACAAGTTACTCCTACTCAAGTAGCTGTTACGGCACCAACTGTCAACGTGGCAACTGATACCCCGGTACAAACAGTTACCGCACCGGTGCAAACACCTGTTACTGCTCCAGTATCTCAGGAAGTTAAGAAATATACATTGCCTGAAATTCAAGCGGCACTTGCACCATTACTTGACGCAGGGAAAGCTGTAGAACTGCAACAATTAATGGCACAATTCGGTGTTCAATACTTGGGTGAAGTACCTGAGGACAGATACCCCGAATTAGTAAATGCGATTAGAGGATTGGGGGCAAGAATCTAATGGCACCTCGATCACATGCATTATTAAACGCATCGGGGTCGCACCGGTGGCTGCATTGTACAGCCGCCCCTCTTCTAGAGGAGAACTTTCCCGATAGTACATCTGTGTATGCAAAGGAAGGAACCCTGGCACACGAACTGTGTGAGTTAAAACTACAGAAGTATACCACGGCCATGGCGAAATCCACATACACTCGCAAGTTCAACAAAATCAAAAAGGATGAGTTGTGGCAACCAGAAATGGACGATACCTCGGAAACATACCTTGAATATGTCAAAAGTGTTATGTTAGGTTGCACGGCAACTCCAGTAGTAGCCATTGAAAAACGCGTTGATTTTAGTCGTTATGTACCCGATGGATTCGGCACGGCTGACTGTATTATTCTATCCGGCGACACCTTGCACATCGTTGATTATAAGCACGGAAAAGGGGTAGTCGTTGATGCGGAACACAATCCGCAAATGATGTTATACGCCCTCGGTGCGATTGACGCATATAGATTACTATATATGTTCAATACAGTCAAAATGACTATCGTACAGCCCCGTGTTAATAACATCAGCGAATGGGAAATCCCTACGGCAGAACTACTGGAGTGGGGTAATACCTTCGTCAAACCTCGCGCAGATGAGGCTATGTCTGGTAACGGTAAATTTGAACCCGGTGACTGGTGCAGATTCTGCAGGGCAAAACAACAGTGCAAAGCCCGATATGATGCAAACGACTCATTGCACAGTGCGCTAGTTTCTAATCATGATCCTCGGCTTATCTCGATGACAGAACTCGGTGAATACCTTCGTCGAGGGAAAGACGTCGCTGCTTGGCTCGAAGATATGAAAGACTACGCACTCACCGAATCCCTTAACGGAGTGACAGTCCCTGGCTGGAAAGCCGTAGAGGGTCGTGGTAGTCGGGCCTTTCAAGACACCGATGCTGCTATCGATACTTTAATCAAAGCTGGCATCGATGAAAGCATTCTATATGAACGCAAGACATTAACATTGGCACAGATGGAAAAGACCATCGGTAAAACCCAATTTAATGATATGGTAGGCGACATGATAGTTAAGAAAGCAGGCAAGCCTACCCTAGTTGAGGAATCCGATAAGCGCCCTCGGATTACCAATCAACCTACTGCGGCGCAAATATTTAATGTATCTAATGATAATAATGGAGGTAATTAATTATGTCATTCGTTCCACAACCAACTGAAGTATTATTGCAAAATGTTCGTGTATCCTACTGCCATCTATTAGAACCTTGGGCTAATTCCACACAGCCTGGTGCTAAACCTAGATATTCAGCTACTATTCTTTTACCTAAAACTGATGTAGCTCAACACCAAGCTCTCATGAATGCTATCGAAGCTGCTATCCAATCAGCTCGTACTAAATTCGGTGCACGTGTTCCAGCACAGCCAAAAGTGCCAATTCATGATGGCGATGGATACACACAATCTGGTAAGGAGTTTGGTCCTGAATGTAAAGGTCATTGGGTGTTTACAGCAGCGCAAGATGCTAGCTATAAAGTTGAAGTAGTAGATCTTCAAGGTAATCCTCTCACAAATCCTACACAAGTATACTCCGGCATGTATGTCAATGTACTCGTTCGATTCTTCTTCTATTCTAATCAATCCACTGGTATCGGATGTGGTTTGGGCCCTGTTCAAAAAGTACGCGATGGTGAAGCGTTGGGTAGCATGCCTGTTGCTGCATCCTCTGTATTTGGTGCACCTCAAGGTAGTGCGGCTAATGTTTATACTGGTGCTCCAGTGGCAGCAGGTCAAACTATGCAACAACAAGCACCTCAACAAGGTTATGTGCAACCGGCATATGCTGCGACACCTCAGCAATCCGTGCAGCAAGCTCCTGTAGGGATTAACCCTGTGACTGGTCAACCTTACTAATAGGTGCCTGATATGAGGCATCTAAGTATTGATATAGAAACATATTCATCGACTGATATCTCATTCGGCGTGTACAAATACACTGAATCGCCTGATTTCGCTATATTACTATTTGCGTATTCCTACGACTTTGGTCCTGTTGAAGTTGTAGATTTAGCGCAGGGAGGAGTAATTCCTGACAGTGTAATTCGTGATTTATTAAGTCCAGATGTAATCAAGCATGCTTACAATGCACAATTTGAAATTACATGTCTAAATCGTGCAGGGTTACTCACATCTGTTGATCAGTGGCAGTGCACGATGATTCACGGTGCCTACTTAGGATACCCTATGGGCCTAGCCTTACTCGGCAAGGCCCTGGGGCTACCCCAGGACAAGAAAAAGGACACATCGGGTAAAGCACTTATCAAGTACTTTTGTACACCATGTAAGCCTACCAAACGAAATGGAGGCCGTACACGTAATCTACCTAAACACGATATGGATAAATGGAATGCTTTTATCGAATACAATCGCCAGGACGTTATCACTGAGATGGAATGTTATCACAGATTAGCCTCATTCCCCGTACCTGATGATACGTGGAAAGATTGGTATCTTGATATCCAAATCAATAGTAGAGGTGTACGCATTGACCATGAATTGGTTGAGGGTGCCTTATACATTGATGAGGAAAATCGAGAAATGTTGATGAATGAGGCTTACCAAATCACAGGACTTAGCAACCCTAATAGCCGGAATCAATTACTTGATTGGCTAAACAATAATACTAATGTCAGTCTTGAGAAGTTAACTAAGGACACTGTGGCTGATGCTCTGACGGATGCTGATGACGTTGCCGCAAAAGTACTCATGATTCGTAAAAAGCTAGCTAAGTCATCGGTATCTAAATACACCATGATGGATGGTGCTATGGGCGCTGATCTTCGTCTCAGAGGAACATTACAGTTCTACGGTGCCAACCGTACCGGACGCTGGGCGGGTCGTCTTATCCAGGTGCAAAACCTACCGAGAAATTACATCGAGAATCTTGACACGGCTCGGCATCTCGTTAAAACCAAAAACCGTCAAGGGTTAGAACTTCTATACGGCGATGTATCGGATACGCTATCTCAATTAATTCGCACCTCAATTATTGCTGAAAAGGACAATACATTATGTGTGGCAGACTTCTCGGCCATTGAGGCTCGTGTTATCGCCTGGTTATCGGGAGAAAATTGGCGGCAGCGAGTATTCGCTGAGGGCGGAGACATATACTGTGCTTCTGCATCATCGATGTTTGGTGTTCCTGTTGTTAAGCATGGCGAGAATGGGCATCTTAGACAAAAGGGCAAAGTCGCTGAATTGGCACTTGGCTATCAAGGCGGAGTGAATGCATTAAAAGCCATGGGAGCTCTTGATATGGGACTCCATGAGGAGGAATTACCTGAAATCGTAAATTTATGGCGCAACGCATCGCCTAGAATACGAGATTTGTGGTATGCCGTTGAGAATGCGGCCGTGTACACCGTTACTACCGGGAATCCTATAGGCCTTGACCACGGCATTATGTTCCGTTTGGAAATTGATCCAATATACGGTTACCGTTATTTGACGATTGAGTTACCGAGTGGACGTAAACTATTTTATCCTAGCCCAAGCATTAAGCAGAATGCGTTCGGTAAGGATGCTGTACATTTTAAGACTAAAGTAAACGCTGCATGGGCTACTGAAAGCACCTATGGAGGCAAATTAGTCGAAAACATCACACAAGCAGTCGCTCGCGATTGTTTAGCGTTAACGTTACGCCGATTGGAGAATGCAGGATATCAAATTATCATGCACATACATGATGAAGCTGTACTTGAAATCAACAAGGAGAATGCAGAATCTACGTTAAATGATGTTAACGCTATATTCTCAATTAACATACCTTGGGCAGACGGGCTGCTATTATCATCAGCGGGTTTTACTAACAGCTATTATATGAAAGATTAGGAGGGGATACACTTGCAAAACGATAAACTGATTACCATCAGTATCGGTGCGAGTCGCACATCAAAGCAATGGACCCGTACGGAGATGATGTGGTCCGAGTTTTGTGAACGCCTCAAAATCCCCGTTCGTACAACAGAAACCGTGGACGAATACCACAGATTGCCAAAATCTGAGAAAAGCAAGCTAAAGGACATAGGCGGCTTTGTTGGTGGTACTTTAAGCGGTCTACAACGTAAAGCTATTAACGTGTCTGGGCGTGATTTGATTACTCTTGATATGGATGCCATATCGCCTGGGGAAACTGAGAATGTCGCTCGCACGATTGACAGCCTAGGCATGGCTTATGTCATCTACTCAACCCGTTCTCATACGGTGCATCGTCCACGGTTACGTGTTATTGTCCCTACTGATAGAACGATGACACCTGATGAGTATGAGCCTATTGCTCGTAAGCTGGCGGAGCTCATCGGCATTGGTATGATGGATGGAACTACGTTCGAAGCTTCTCGGCTCATGTATTGGCCATCATGCCCGAACGATGCGCAATATGTATATTACGTAGGCGATAAGGCATTCTTATCTGCTGACGGTATGCTCGGCCAATACACTGATTGGCGAGATGTGCGTTCTTGGCCACAAGTACCAGGTAAGGAAGCATCTCAGCATGAAAAGCAGCTACTTGCAAAGCAAGCTGATCCGAGAGAAAAACCAGGTATCGTAGGTGCCTTTTGTCGAATATATGGTATCCGTGAGGCGATTGATAAATTCATACCTCATGCATATGTCGATGTTGACGGCAGCGAGGACCGCTTAACGTTTGTTACTGGCTCAACGGTAGCCGGGGCGGTTATCTATGATGACGATACATTTCTGTTCAGTCACCATAATACTGACCCGTGCAGTGGTCAATTGGTTAATGCCTTTGACCTTATCCGGCTGCATAAGTTCCACAGCTTAGACGAGACGGCTAAGGATGGGACACCTGGGCACAAACTGCCATCTTACATGGCTATGTCTAAACTAGCTATGCAAGATACGGTAGTCGTTAATGAACTCAACATGGCTCGCGCCCGAGAATCGGCATCAAATGTATTTGCTGATATTATTACGGATGTATCGGCTCACGCTGAGACATCCGACCTCGACCCTAATGCGTTAACGAACGTCGACTGGATGAAAAGTTCGACTTTAAAGTACGACGAGAATGGTCGACCTAAGAACACGCTAGATAACATGCTTAAAATCATGCACCATGATCCGGCGCTTGTCGGTAGACTTGCCTATGATAGATTTGGTTCGAGATACGTGGCAAAAGGAGCCCTACCATGGAACCCAACACCAGGACTTCGCATATGGACAGACGCAGATGATGCGGGCTTACGGTGGTACCTAGAAAATAAATATGATATCACCGGCAAAGATAAAATCATGGATGCCCTCATTATGTGTGCTGAGCAAAATGGATTTAATGAAGTACTAGATTACCTTAACGGGTTATCCTGGGACGGCATTGCCCGATTAGATACCATATTCATCGACTACTTAGGGGCTGAGGATAATGTATATACCCGTGCAGCCGCTAGAAAGTCATTTACGGCGGCAGTAGCGCGAGCGTTTGCGCCTGGATGTAAGTATGACACGATGCCAATTCTTATCGGCGGTCAAGGTATCGGTAAAAGTACTCTTATCCGCACGATGGGCAAGAAGTGGTACGCTGATGGCTTAAATACCTTTGAGGGTAAAGAAGCTGCAGAAGGCATTCAAGGTAAATGGATTATAGAAGCTGGTGAAATGGCTGGGTATTCGAGGGCTGAAGAAAATGCATCTAAGCAATTCCTAAGTCGTCAAGTAGATGTATTTCGTCAAGCCTATGGCCGACGTACACAAGAGTATCCACGGCAGTGTGTATTCTTTGGTAGTACGAATCAATATGAATTCCTAAAAGATATTACAGGTAATCGCCGATTTTGGCCTATTGATCTTGAGATGACGACTCCACGAAAGAATATATTCGTTAATCTTCCGGGGGAAGTAGACCAGTTATGGGCGGAGGCTTTGTATCGGTATAAAAGCGGGGAAAGCCTCATTATCGAGGATGACCCGAACGTACTAAAACTGGCTAATGCGGCTAGAGAGGCGCACATGGAATCAAATACCAAAGCAGGACTGATTAATGAGTTTTTATTAATCAAAGTGCCTTTAAATTGGAATGTGATGAGTCGGAGCGCCAGGAGGACGTATCTTAGCATGAATGCTAAGCCTGCCGAGGGTCAAGAGTTAGTATATCGTGACCGTATTTGTGCGGCAGAGGTATGGTGGGAATGTTTCGGTAACGACCCAAGTCGCATGAAGAAGATTGAGACCAGGGAAATTAATCAAATACTGGCGGACTCCCCATATACAATGGGCGGAAGTCAGTTGATGAGATTTGGTGAATATGGGCATCAAAGAGGGTTCAGAATCAACGAGTCAAAACTGAAATTATAGTGTTAACATTCTCAATTAAGCGTTAACATTCTCAGTATTTTTGTTAACATTAGAATGTTAACGAATTCGGAGAATGTTAACGTACTATGTTAACGCATAAAGTCAGTATTTATCTATATTCATATAGGTTGGTTAACATTGTTAACATTATATACTGGTAAATATCAAAACAAAGAGTTTTAAGAAAAAATACGCCCTTTACAGCCTTAATTTGAACCCTCATATACGCGTATGTAAACATGTTAACGTTTAAAAAATTCAGAGGTGAGAAATGTTAGAAAAGGATATCGAGAGAAAATTAGTTGCAGGCGTCAAACGCGCGGGAGGTAAAGCGTATAAGTTTGTATCCCCTGGTAATGTCGGTGTGCCTGATCGTATCGTCATATGGCCGAACGGCGTTATTCATTTCGTAGAGTTGAAGACGTCCAAAGGCGTACTTTCGCGGTTGCAGGGTGTCCAAGCCCGTGAACTTCAAAAGCTAAATCAAAAAGTATTTGTGTTAAAAGGTGATGATGCCGTGTCTGGTTATCTGGAACAATTCACAGAAGAATTCGGGGTGAAATCGTAATGCAGTTTAATCCGCATGCGTATCAACGATATTGTATCGACAAGACCGTTAATCAAGATAAGATAGGGTTATTCCTGGATATGGGTTTAGGGAAAACGATTATCACGTTATCAGCCATATACGAATTGAAGTACTCTAGATTTGCCATCCGTAAAGTGCTAATCATAGCGCCTAAGAAAGTAGCGGAGGCTACATGGCAACGAGAAGCGCGAAAATGGGACGGTGTAGGTATGTTAAGGATATCTACTGTATTAGGCAGCTTGAAAAAGCGTATTAAGGCTTTAAACACACCTGCTGACATCTACATCATCAATCGAGAGAATGTAACGTGGTTAGTTGATTACTACAAGAATGCATGGCCGTTTGACATGGTAGTTGTGGATGAATCTAGTTCCTTTAAAAATCACACAGCTAAGCGTTTTAAATCATTAGCCTATATGCATAACCATATCAAGCGCATGGTGTTGTTAACAGGTACGCCAGCCCCTAACGGATTAATCGACCTATGGGCGCAAGTGTATTTATTAGACCGCGGCGAGTCATTAGGGAAAACGTATACAGGATTTAGAGATTACTATTTCGAGCCCGATCAGAGGTCACGCGAAATGGTGTACTCCTATAAACCTAAATCCGATTCAAATGACAGCATTATGACGGCAATATCTGGGTTATGCATATCCATGAAAGCTGATGACTATTTGGAATTACCTCCAGTAATCAACGATATTAAATATGTGCAGTTAGATGCGAAAGCCAAAAAAGCCTACGAAGATATGGAGCGCACATCTGTATTAGAGTTGATTGAAGCCGATGAAGATATCACAGCTTTGAGTGCAGCAGCATTATCTACAAAGCTACAACAGCTAGCGAACGGTGCTGTATATGATGGCGACAGAAACGTTCACGAGATACATGGTTGTAAAATTGAGGCATTTATGGAACTCGTAGAACAGTTAAACGGAAAGCCTGCATTAGTGTTTTACAACTTTAAACATGACTGTGAACGGTTAAAAGCAGCATTAGCTAAGACTAAATTACGAGTCTGTGAGTTAAAGGGTGCCGATGATGAGATAGCGTGGAATGCTGGAGAGATTGATATTCTATTAGCACATCCGGCTAGTACGGCATACGGGCTTAACTTACAGGACGGCGGGAACCACGTAATATGGTTCGGGTTAAACTGGAGTCTTGAGTTATATCAACAAGCTAATAAGCGGTTACATCGCCAAGGTCAAATGGAGAAGGTAATTATCCATCATCTAATATGTGAGGGAACTCGTGATGAGGATATGATGGATGCACTAGCCCAAAAAGACCGAGCACAGGAATATGTGCTGCAAAGCCTAAAAGCAAGAATTGATAAATACAGAAAGGATGATTAATATGGGTCAATTTATAACGGCAGGATTAATCGTAGTAATAGTGTGTTACACGACTATTCAAGTTATAGATATCATTGATAATCGAAAACACAAGACAGTATATGAGCTAACCCCAGGTAGATTGTATGAGAGACCTAATAGACCCCCGCCACCACCTATTAAGTTATCAGCTAATGAAACTTTAAAACGTTTGGCAGCTAACGAAAATTTAAAACGATTACAGAATGTATCGAATCAATCAGGATTAACAATAGAGAAAGTTATAGCAGATAAATCTCCTAATCGCATAATTAATCAATGCGATGATATAAACCACCCAAGCCATTATACACAAGGGAATATCGAGGTTATCGATTACATCGAAGATAAGAAACTAGGGTATCGATTGGGTAATGTAGTAAAGTATGTATCCCGAGCTGGTCATAAGGACGATGCTATTAAGGATTTGAAAAAAGCCCGTTGGTATCTAAATCGGGAAATCGCAAAGAGGGAAGAGCATGACAAAAGTCGAGCGACTACTAATTAACAAAGGACACTATCTAGATGACACGTATCATCTTGTCATGGATATAGTTAAGGTTGTAGATAATCTCAAGGATAATGTTGCCGAGAGATTAGATGATGACCTGAGTGATGATGCGTACGCCATGTGTGAGGAGATGTTCACTGCTGTCGAGCAATGCAAAGCGGATATGGTAGAAGCCATCGAGGATATTGTCGAACGTATGGAGGTAAAGGATGGAAAAGCGTAGGAGTAGGGCAGATGTGATTATAGGTGCCATACAGTCAGATTTAAGTCTTGCCATCATGCGAGCCCGTAATAGGCAACTGAGATCATCTATGCCAGGTGATAGGGTTCGTGAAAGCGGATACATTGACGGATTACTACGAGCACAGATGATTATCAGTAAATATGGGGACTATCGCATATGATGGATATAGAAGAACTACAAGCTGTCCGCCATACTGAGCAGCGAATGCGTGCGTTAGAGATTCAGCTAGGTGCGATTAACCGAGATTTACATTCAGAGGCCATACAGATGTGTGAATCAGGAGATGCTATGCCACGAATCAGTAAGCACTTACAAGAATGTAGGGAGGAGCTGAACAGAGAATGGGATGAATTGATTGATTCTCGAAACAAGGTCAAGCAAGTCATCAACCAAATAACTGACGGACAATACAGAGATGTACTGAATCTCAGATACATTAATGCATTGCCATGGGAGCAGATAGCTGTCGAACTAGGGTATTCGTGGCGACAAGTTCATAGACTTCACAAGAAAGCAATAGCTGAATTTGAAAAGATGGCATAGAATGGCACACTCTTAATTTAATATAATGTAAATGTAGTAGATAGCAGGCAGTGTCTGGCCCGCACAATATGTCTGCCTGCTGCACTGCCCCGGGGTAGACCTTACTTAGTTGAGGTCTACCCTTTTTCTTATTGAGTATTAATGATAATTCCTAATTGAGAAAATGAAAATTTGGAAAAGGTACTCCGCGGGCGAAAAATGGCCGCTGGTCGCCTCCGCGCGATGTTTGTCCGCATGTGAAAAATTTTTTCAAGTAGAAAGTACCCTACCAATAGGCACTTACGGAAGGAGGTCCAAAAATGGCCACGGAAAGACCCAAAGTCAAGTTCGATGACAATGGCGAGATCATTGTCACCACAAAAGTGCTATGCCAAATTCTGGACCTCGGTCCGGAAATGATATCACGCCACAATCGTGCAGGTATGCCGAAGGTGGCAACGGGTTGGTGGAACGTACGTGAAGTTCTTGTATGGCTTGGCATGTCAAAGGATAAGGACGGAACGAAATCCGCTGCTCAAAGAAAACTCGAAGCCGAGGCGGACTACAAGGAAGCCAAAGCGAAACGCGAAAAGCGAATGAACGAAGTTCTTGAAGGCCAGTATATTGCGGTCGAGGACGTAACTCGGGAATGGACTGGACGCGTTAATGAATTGAAATCATCCCTTGGGCTGTTACCCAAAGCGGTTAGCAAAGAATTTCCAGATGCAGAAACAAGGGTGATTGTAGAGAGGACGGTGAATGAGTGTGTCAACGAGTACCTCGAAAGCTACGCGCGCGACGGCGTCTACACGGCGAAGAAAAAATAATTCTAAAAATTCAAAGAATCCGAATAAACAATGTCATTACAATTCATCACACGATTCTAGTACTTCGTTTACGTGGACAGCGCAAGAACTCGCAGCATTCAAGCCTCCGGAGCGGTACACCGTTTCCACATGGGCCGATAAGTTCAGAGTACTCCCAAGCACTAGTGCAGAACCCGGACCATGGCACACGCACCGCACTCCATATTTAAGAGAGCCTATGGATATGCTCAACAACGATTTGATTGAATCGATTGTACTGTGCTTTGGTGCACAGATTGGTAAGACAGAGGCAGAACTCAATATGATAGGGTTCGCACTTCATCAATCCAAGGCGCCTGTCATGATGGTATATCCAACAGATATGCTGGCCAAGTTCAATAGCGATAAACGTGTTCAGCCAATGATCACGAATACGGAACCTTTGGCCAAGATGTATGACGAGAACGCTAGTTCTAAGTTAGAACTCAACTTCAACACAGGGAACTACATGGTATTGTCCGGTGCTAACTCTCCATCGAGTCTAGCGTCAAGGGCTATCAAGTATGTGTTCTTCGATGAAGTTGATAAGTACCCAGTATTCTCCGGTAAGGAAGCGAATCCAATTAAGTTGGCAACGGAACGTACTAAAACGTTCGTTGATGCCAAACACGTGATGGTATCAACTCCAACAGTCGAAAACGGCAATATCTGGACAGCTTTCAAGCAAGCTCATGCGCAGAAAGAGTACTACGTACCGTGCCCACACTGTGGTGAGTATCAAAAGCTCGTGTTCAAGCAGATTAAATGGCCCGATGAGGCTAAAGGCAATAAGGACCGCATCAGGGACACCGCCTATTATGAATGCGTGCACTGTAAGAAAGCGATTCACGATAAGCATAAGATGGATATGCTCCGTAACGGAGAATGGCGAACCGAAAACGAACCCGATTGTCGAGTGCGTTCGGTTGGCTACCACTTATCGTCCTTGTATTCGCCATGGATAGCCTTTGGAAAAGTTGCGTACGAGTTCTTTACATCAAAAGACTTCCCGGACCAACTTATGAACTTTATCAATTCATGGCTAGCAGAACCTTGGCGAAGCGCTAAGACGAAAAGTACACAAACGCTACACTTCACGGAATCAACCTATGAGCGTGGCGTAGTACCGGATAAGGCAACGCTACTTATCGCTAGCGTTGACGTACAGCTTGACCATTTCTGGTGGGAGGTTAGGGCATACGCGCCTGGCGTGAAGTCCTATCTCATCGATTATGGACAGGCTAGTACCTGGGATGACTTAGAGGAGATCATAGTCAACAGGGAATATCCAACAGAATATGGGGAGCCTAGACAGGTAATGAAGGCGGGCATTGACTCAGGCTTCAGAACCGATGAGGTGTACCAATTCTGCGCACGATTCCCTGAAATATGTATTCCGCTCAAAGGTTCGTCCAATCATAAGACACTAACGGCGCCATACTCAATGTCAAGCGTTGAGAAGGGCGTTATCGGTGGCCTGAAATTGTACGTCCTTAACACGGACTACTGGAAGGACTTCATATTTGCGCGGATGGTACGGCCAACTGATGAGGTCGGCACAATCCATCTGTTCAAGGATTGTCCACAGGAATATACCGACCATCTCCGGTCGGAGGAAAAACAAGAAATCCGCAATGTGAAAACCGGGGAAGTTACGGTGCAGTGGAAACCACTTACCGGGCATCCTACGAATCACTTGCTTGATACATGTACATACAATGCTGCAGTTGCAGACATTGCAGGGGTGAAGTATTTGACGGAGCCCGAAGAATATGAAGAATCCAATCCTGTCACTGAGGATATCGACTACGGTGTAGGAATGGGAAATACAAACCATTGGTTTAGATAAGGAGGTGAACCATGAGCGATGTAAACGAACAATTGGACCGTATCCGTGAAGTCATCGAGGATATCGAAACAAAGGGATACTCCGAGTTGCAGATTGGAGGGAAACGGTTCAAAGCGATTGACCTTCCTGTGTTATACGCACGAGAACAAACGCTAATGCAACGTGTTCATGAGGAAGCAAACGGCTTCCAGAGTGATGCATACGTGACATGGGGTGGACGATGAATATCTTAGATAAGGTAATCGGTTGGGTTAGCCCTGAGAGGGCGCTTAATCGTATCGCAGCACGAGAGGCTATCCGCCAATATGATGCGGCGTCAACGGACCGATTGAGTAGTGACTGGCAACCTGCTTATGGGACAGCCGAACAGTTGGCCACCGGTGCACGTGACCTTATTCGAGGTCGAGCTCGTGCAGCTGAAATGAACAGCGACTTAGCAGAGTCTGTAGTAACTGCTTTAATCCGTAACGTAATAGGCGTTGGGATTAAGCCACAGGCAAAAGTTAGAAGCGGTAAAGGTAAGTTAAATACGAACCTTAACAATAAAATCGAAAAGGCCTGGGCTAAATGGACAGAGGCTGAAAATGCGGACGTCCGAGGCATGTCCAACTTTTACGAACTGCAGTCTATCGCACTACGACGGATGCTCTACGATGGCGAGATTTTAGTCAATAAAACCGCACAAGGTGAGTACTTGCCACTATCAATCCAATTGATTGAGGCGGAGAACATAGGAGCGGTTAGCCTACAACATGGTAAGAATAACATCATCAACGGCGTGGAGGTTAACGAATATGGGAGACCAGTTGCGTATCACGTATACCAAAGCGATCCAATGGGGTTACGCAGTTTCGACGCATTACGGCTAACTACTAACCAGGCGTTCTTATTATTCAAGCCGACTCGTACCTCTCAACTTCGAGGGATGAGCCACCTGGCATTAGTCCTTCGTCGTATCCACGATATTGATGAATACATGGACGCAGACTTAATTGCTGCACGTGTATCGGCATGTTATAGCGCGTTCATTACATCCCAAAACTCAGCACGTCAAACGGCGATGCTACCTAGGGATAGTAAAGGGCGTCCTAATATGACACTAGCACCAGGCATGGTTAGACACCTTAGTCCTGGTGAATCCATTGAATTTGCAGACCCTAAACGGAACGCAGGGACTGCCAGTGAATACTCGGCAACTCAGACACGGAGAATATCCTCCGGTCTAGGAATGAGCGCGGATATCGTGGCTCGTAATATATCAGGTAACTTCTCAGCAGCAAGGCAAAATCTGTTAGAGGACCAAAAGACCTTCCGACAATGGCAAGAATTTGTTATCG